CTACAGCCGCTGGCTTGACCCCCTGGCCGGGACCAAGTACGGGCGCGAGTACGCCCGGCGCATGGGCAGCGCGTGGTTCGGGACGAACGGCGTCCCGTACTGCGCGATGTTCGTGAGCTGGTGCCTCTGGCAGATCGGGCTCTCCGTGCCCGGCTACCCGACGGCGTACGTCCCATCCGGCGTGGAGGGGGCACGCAGGGCAGGGCGGCTGCTCTCGGACCCCCGCGACGCCCAGCCGGGGGACATCGTCAACTTCGACTGGAACCCGGCAAGCCACGACGGCGCGGACCACGTGGGCATCGTCGAGGCCAACCTCGGCTGGTGCCTGCAGACCATCGAGGGCAACACCAGCTCAGGCTCCGGCGGCTCCCAGGGCAACGGCGGCCTGGTGGCGCGCCGCCGCCGCACGTGGGGCGTCGTGCACTCCGTCATCCGCCCCGCGTACGACGGCCAGGCCGCGCAGGCCCCGACGCAGGCGGCGCAGCCCGCCGAGAACCCCCGGCCCGAGAAACTGACCGTGGACGGGTACTGGGGCGAGAAGACATCGGACGCGCTCCAGTACGTCGCCGGATCCGCCCGAGACGGCGAGATCTGGGGCCAGAACGCGGCGCACCGGTGGCGCATGCCCGGCTGCAAGGGCGGCTGGCAGTGGATGGAGTGGAAGCCCACGGGGTCGCCCGCCATCCGGTACCTCCAGCGCGCCTGCGGCTCGGACGCCGACGGCATCATGGGGCCGAAGTCGATCAACGCTCTGATCTGGTGCCTCGGTAGCAAGAAGTGCGACGGCCGCCTGGACGCGCCGAGCAAGGCCATCATGGGCCTGCAGAGCTGGCTCAACGGCAAGATGGGCTACTGACGATATAATGCAAAACCTCCCCTGCCTTCGGGTGGGGGAGGTTTTTTATTTACAGTTTTTTAATGTCCCAATTCTCTTGGTGCTGAATGTCCCAATTACGTCCCAAATCGTGTCACGTGTGGTGTCTACTGTCACTTGAGAATGAATAATGGCACGTAGAATACTATGAGATACTTTATGTATTTAAATAAAAATACAATCACAAAAGTTTAAAACAGACAAAACAGCAGGAAATCGGACTGTATAAAAAAGAAATGTCCCTAAATGTCCCAACCGTCAC